CAGCTTTTCTTAAACAATACACTATAAAAAATAAAACTATGAAAGGAAAAAACGGAATTGTAGGAGAAAATACTTTATGGGACGGACCATTAAGTCAAGACGGTAGACCTCACGGAAAAGGATCTAGCTCAGGTATAAACGGTATGAAGCTAAAGTTAGCTGACTGCGGTTGTGATTCATTAAAAGGACCTATAACTCAAAGAGCTAAAGGCTTGTAATAAAAAAAGCTATGAGTGATTTGAAATTATATGCAGCAAATACTTTAACTTTAGGCGTGACAACTTTTACAAATATAGAGATGAGTTTAAAAGTAATACTACTATTACTTTCTATAGGATATACGCTAAGTAAATGGCTTAACATTAAAAAAGAAAAATAATGGCGAAACTAGATAAATCTAAAATGGCTTGTAACAAACCCAAAGCTCAACGAAGCGGAGGTAAGTCTCATGTGGTTAAAGCTTGTTCTGGTGGTATAGAAAAAATAATTAGGTTTGGTCAAGCAGGCGTAAGCGGTGCTGGTAAAAAAACAGATTCAAAGTCTAAAGCTAGAAGGGCTAGTTTTAAAGCTAGGCACGCTAAAAATATTAAAAAAGGTAAAATGTCTGCTGCTTACTGGGCGGATAAAGTTAAATGGTAAAACAAAAGCTATGAAAAAAAGTAAAGCAAAAGTAGAGCAAGATTATGCTAGAAACGCAATCCACGATTACGAAACTGGTAAGAAAAAACAAGGTAACTACGAAAAGAAAAAAGAATTAGAAGTTGCTGCTGGTGAAGGATTCAAAATGAAAGGCGAATCAAAAAGCCCTTTGTATTCTAAAGGATCTTTTATGTCTAAGCATTGTAAATCAAGTTTTGGATCTCCGTTAAATAAAAAAAGCTGTAGTAAATACTAGTATGGCTTTCAGTATGAAGATGGGTGAAATGTCTATGGATAACACTCCTATATACCAGGTTGATACTGAGAAAGGTGTTATGGGCCAAGCTTTAAACAATGGCTCTATACTGATAGATAAACACTTGAGTGGTAAAGATAAAGAAGAAGTTATAAAGCACGAGAAAGTGCATTTAGATCAAATGAGTAGAGGAGATTTAGATTATGATGGCGATAACGTTTACTGGAAAGGTAAGAAATATCCTAGATCAGTAATGAATGAAGGAGCTAAAAATCTACCTTGGGAAAAAGAAGCATACAATAAAACTACAAATATGAAAAATTCAACAAAAAATACACCTTTTTACAAAACTGGACCTTTACACCTTCACAGTGAAGATCACAAAGACCCTAAAGAACCGTCTGCTGAGAAAAAACATCATCCAGGTTACAAACCGCCAACTCTTACTATTTATTCCGATAAATCTATAGAGGCACAGTATGCGAACCAAGCGAACAAACGAGATTTCAAAAAATCAGCACCTGAACATAAGAAAAAGGACTTAAACACCCCGTTTCCAGGAAAAGGACAAAAACTAGGTGATTACAAAGTGGCTTCTATAGAAGGTAAAACAGGTGACTACTTTGTTAGAAAAGATGAAAATCCAAAAATGTACAGAGTCTCTAGGCGTGATGCTAAAAAACTAGTTAATAATAAAAATCGTGGTTATCAAGCTAATTTTAGACCGATAAAACACGGTTACGACAAGCAAGGTAACATATACGAGAGGTAAAAATAAAAAATGAAAAAAATCCTAAGCCTTTTAACAGGTGGTCTTATTAAAGACGTTGGTGGTGTAATAGACAAGCTAACCACTACGGATGAAGAAAGATTAGCTGCTAAGCATAAAATACAAGAATTATTAGAACAAGCTGATAAAGACGCTCAAGCTCAAGTAACTGATCGTTGGAAGGCTGATATGGCTAGTGATAGTTTTTTATCTAAAAACATACGCCCATTAGTTTTAATATACTTAACTATAGTTTTCACTGTGTTATCTTTTTTTGATGGTAATATTGGTGGGTTCAAAGTTGCTACGCAATACATACCTATATTTCAGTCATTATTAATAACGGTATACGGTGCTTACTTTGTAGGAAGGACTTGGGAAAAGTCTAAACAATCAGGTAATAATAAATAGTAATAAATAAAATGTCTAAAACAATTAAATTAAATCAAATGGAAAACAAGATCACAGAAGAAGAATTAACATTATTAAAAGAGTTGCAAGGTAAATTAAACCAATCTGTTTCACAGGTAGGATTTTTAGAAACTCAAAAGCACTCTTTATTACACGCAATTGCAGAAATCAATTCTGATGTTGAAAAACAAAAGTCTGAGCTAGAAAATAAATACGGAAGTATTACAATTAATCTAGAGGACGGTAGTTTTGAAGAAGTTAAACAAGAAGAAGCTTCAGCAGAATAATTATGTCATCTATTATAAGAAAAATTAGTATAGGTTCTGATTATAAAAACGATGCGATGCATTATGCATTGGGTCAATCAGTATATGGTGGTCACGAAATATCACACATACTTTATGATGAGTCTAAGAATTCTTATAGTATACATATAAAAAAAGACAATGAGATATTGCCATGGAAGAAATTTAATTCTAACATGGCTATATCCGTTGAATATGATTTAAAATACTAATGAGAAGTGTTTTTGACTTTATAGTTAAACCTATAGAAGGACGATATAAAAATGATATAGATGTTAATGGTAAAAAACTTATACTTAATTCTAATATAGAAAATTTTAAGTTTATAAGTAGAACAGCAGAAGTAATAACTGTACCATTATCACTAAAGACATTAATACAACCTGGTGACATTGTTATAATTCACCACAACGTATTTAGAAGATATTACAATCAAAAAGGAGAAGCTGTAGACAGTAGTAAACTTTTTAAGGAAAATCTTTATTTTTGCCAACCAGATCAAATCTATTTATACAAAAGAAATGGTAAATGGAAACCTGTAGGTAACAGATGTTTCTTAATGCCAATAGAGAATAACGATAGTTTCTCAATGGATAAAGAGCGTAAGGATGTTGGTATACTAAAAATTGGTAATAGCTCGTTAGAAGCGCTAGAAATAGCCGAAGGAGACTTACTTGGATTCAAAAGCAATAGAGAGTTTGAGTTCATAGTTGATGATCAACGACTTTACTGTATGGAATCTAATGATATTTTATTAAAGTATGAATATAAAGGAGACGAAAAAGAATATAATCCTGGCTGGGCAAAAAGCAGTTGAGGAATTAATTCAAGTAGCTAAAGAAAAAATAGTTGACTCAGATGATGATATATCTGCTGATAGATTAAAAAACGCTGCAGCTACAAAGAAGCTAGCTATTTTCGATGCTTTTGAAATACTTAGTAGAATAGAAGAGGAAGAAAAGCTTTTGGAAGAAAAACCAAAAGATGCTAAACAAGAAAAATCTTTTAAAGGTTTTGCTGAAGGTAGATCTAAGTAATGTATAAGCAAACGCTAGTACGTACTGTAAAAGATCATATAAAGCCAGCAGTACTCAAAAGAAATAATAGATACAAAAAGTGGGAAAAAGGCTATAACCCTGAGTATGATGTAGTTATAATAAGTGGCGATGGAACTATAGGTGAAATCATAGAGATTCAAAACTTAAAAATAGCATTACCGTTAAAACCTAAGAACGTTCACAAATGTTCTCAGGATAAAAAAGATCAAGTTTGGACGAAGTTGGAATATCCAAAAGAACTATCTAAGATAAAGAGTGTTTTTGATTGGGAAAAATATCCAACTGATTTTAAAGAAGAGTGGTACGAATACATAGACAAAGAGTTTGAAAAAAGAGAAAAAGGTTTTTGGTTTTATAACAATGGCAGTCCGACTTACATTACTGGTACTCATTACATGTACTTGCAATGGTCCAAGATTGATGTTGGGGCAGCAGATTATAGAGAGTCAAACAGACTATTCTTCATATTCTGGGAAGCTTGTAAAGCAGACAAGAGGTGTTATGGAATGTCGTATCTCAAGAATAGACGTTCAGGATTTTCATTCATGGCGTCTGGGGAGACAGTTAATATGGCCACAATATCAACGGATTCACGGTTTGGCATATTGTCCAAATCTGGCGCCGACGCAAAGAAAATGTTCACAGATAAAGTTGTACCCATTTCTAGCAATTACCCCTTTTTCTTCAAACCAATACAAGACGGAATGGACCGGCCGAAAACGGAGCTCGCCTATAGAGTACCCGCGTCAAGGCTCACCAGACGTAAACTTAACGAAGGTGAAACCGAGGAAGAACTAGAAGGATTAGATACAACTATTGACTGGAAGAATACGGGAGACAACTCCTATGATGGTGAAAAATTAAAACTATTAGTACACGATGAAAGTGGAAAATGGGAAAGACCAGATAATATATTAAATAACTGGCGGGTTACAAAGACTTGTTTAAGGCTAGGTAGCAAAATCGTTGGTAAATGTATGATGGGTTCAACTTCCAATGCTTTAGAAAAAGGTGGTGGGAACTTTAAAAAACTTTATTATGCCTCAGATGTCACAAACAGAAACCGCAATGGGCAGACTAGCTCAGGACTATATTCTTTGTTCATACCTATGGA